TCAAAAATCAATCCGTCCTGCCAATCCTGTAATACTTGTCGGCTTTTTTCCCAGTTCCTTTTGTGTACTGGGAAATCCATATAACCTTGCCGCTTTTATATCTTCTGTAATGTCCCCGCCAGAGAATACGCCCTGCGGACTGCTGTGTGAACCTTTTACAGCTATGTGAGGCTCTTTTCCAGAACAGGTAAGTATGTAAGTTACCCCAGACCGTTTGTTCTTTTTTGGCTTCTTTGTGAGCTTTTTAGAACTACTTACGGTCTGGCGTTCTTTATGTTCAGGCGTTTTCAAATCGCTTCTTCCGAAAACTATCAATGCCATAACCGAAGCATACACCGTCAAAACGGATTGCTTATCCTCGTTGCTTATTTTTGCTCTGTCTTTCGTCATACTATACATTCCGTTATTCAGGAACTCGTATTCCAAATACCCGAGGCTATTGCCGTTTTGATTTATTCCGATGTGCAGGTCAACGGCTTTTCTGATTGCAGTAAGCGTAAATCCGCTGTCTGTGCAAACAATCTTGACTGCTCCCAACGGATTAACGCCTAAGCGCACAAGCTCCTTATGTTCATCTCGCCATTTCAGAACAAACTCTATGTCTTTTTGGCTCAAAACTATTTTGTCCATACTACCAGCTCCTCAGAATTCTACTTCGAAACCTGTTCCGTCTGCGAAATCTTCAAGCTCTTTCGCCAAATATGCCTCATAAATAGCCTTGTGATTTACGCAGGTGACGTGCGTGTCAATGTAGTTATGGTATTCTTCAAGGTCTTCGAATGGGTCGAGTTCTTTGAGTTCTTCCAATTCTGTCTCTTGCTCTTCCGAGATGCCGTATGTCTCTTTGGTGTCTTCGAGATAATCAATCCTCTCTCCGATGGCTTCTGTCAGGTTGCTTTTGCCGAGACTGAATACTGCTGACATTATAGCAGAAAGCTTTCTACTTCCACACCAGTCCATATCAAACTGTTTCAGAACATCACACCAGTCATACTCGACATCATCTATCAACTGCAAATCAAGCTGACCGCAATCAAGAATTGTCATCAAAAAATCTTCTCTGCTCGAAATCATTTCTTTACCTCCAATTTTTTGTTGTGCCTGTACGTAAGCTCAATTACATATTCGTCTGTTTCATTGAACCAAACAATGTAATCATTTCCACAATCCGTACAAAATCTCTTTTCACTGTGATTGTCAAAATCATAATCTATCTGCATTGTGAAATCCGAGCAGCAGTGCGGACATCTTAGATTGTCATACATTCTAAACACCACCTCAACCAATCCTTTCTCTGACTTTCTTTATTCTGTGAGGAACTCCGCACTCGTTCTCATCGTAGCACTTCTTCTGAGAAACAGCCTCGCTCCTCGTTTCTTCTGTTGTCAAACGCTCCCACTCTCCGTAGTAGAAGCCTTGTACTTCCCAGACATCTCTGGTCTTTCTCTGATACGCCATTACTTACTCCTCCTTTACCTTAGGTCTTGCATAGTTTTTGTCAGTTTTTCTTCTTTCAGCGATTTTCTCAGCCGTTCTTTTTCTTGCCACATCTCTCTGCCGTATAAGTTTTTCTATCAGAAGCCACAGCTTTGTGACATCTTCCGACCAGTTTTCCATAATTCCGAGCTTGTTTTCGAGGCGTATCAAAAGCTCAAGGTCTTCATTGTTTATGTGCATCTTTCTTCTCCTCCTCGTACCACTGGAAAGCGCAGTCATACATCGGCTTTCCTGTAATCTGGTCTTTGAACTTCGAGTAGTTCTTCCATTCTGCTGGCTTGTAGTCTTTAATCACAGTCGTCTCCTCCTAACTCGCCGTTGAGCACCTCTTCAATAACTTGGTCTCCGTCCATCCAGTATTCGTGCATACCGATTTTACCAACTGTGTAGCCTTTTCTTTCCATCTGATACCTATGTTCAGCAAATTCATCGTGCCACTGTAAGCCACGCTTGTTGTAAAGCGGCAACCAGTGAGCCTCATAGAAGTCATATCCGCAGCCGTCAATTCCGAAGAAGTAACCAAACTCCTCGTGTTCGTAGATACGGAAGCCGCACTCTGACATAATACGGATGCCGCCCAACTCTTCCAGCCAGTAATCATCTGCGCTGTCTCCGAAACTCCACATTGTACACCACATCGGGAAACTGCCGTCTCTTTCAACCTCAAAGTCATCTTGGTCGAGCTTAACTTCCTTTCCGTTGTCAAACTCGATGGTGTAGAGGTCTCTTTCCTCATCATACTCGGAGATTGTCCCATACGGTTCTTCCACAGGCTCGTGGTAAGCGTATACTCTGTCGCCAATCACAGGAACTGTAACTTCTGATAATGTTCCGTCATTCATAAACGGCTCTAACATTCCCTGCTGTATCGCATTGAACTCTCTTACCCATTCGTGTGCAGCATCCATTCTTGTCATTTCATTTCTTCTCATTGTTTTTTCCTCCTTACAAACCTATGTAATGTGCATTTCTGACTTTGCCGTCCACCAAAGCGTACAGTCCGTATTGTGCGCTGCCGTTCGGGTCGTTACCAACGTGTCTTACAAACCAAGCGATACCGTAGCTATCAGTGAAACATCTTCCAGACGGACAGCAAGCAAGACTACTGCCATCTTTGTTGTTGAACGCCGCCCAAAACAGCTCGTTTAGCGTTTTATACATTGTTCGTCTGTCTTCATCAGGAAGCATATCAAATTCTTCTGCTGTGCAGGTCAACTTGTCTGCTCTGTCAAGCATTTTCTTGCGTCTTAACTTCATCTCCTTGCCGTAGGTCTTTTTCCAAATGCCGTATGCCTCTGACTTTGACATCTGGCAACAATACATATAGATTTTCTCAATCACTTTGAACTGCTCGTAGGTTTCATTGCTTTCGGAAGCTCCTGTGCCTTTCAAAAATTCGCTGTACATCATTGCTTTATTCCTCCGTTTCAATCCACTCATCAGCTATTCTCAAAACTTCATAAGCTACGGTTTCAAATGTTTCGCCATCCAATTCGCTGTGAAGCATTATGTCGTTGACGATGTTTACAATATCATCGGTTGTCAGGTTATCTTTACCTGCGAGCGTGTAAAGCAAATGCCCATACTCTTCGTTTGTACCTCTCGTGTACCAGTTTTTCTCGATGCACAAATTTCTGAGTTTACCAGCTCTGATTTTTCTGACTTCTTTGTAGTTCATAAATTAGTCCTCCTTGTGTCCTGTGTTACTGTTTGGTTATTTTGTTTAGCTATACACATTCTAACTTACTGAACCGTAAGCAGTCAAGCATTTTGAAAAGTTTTTTGCAATTTTTTGAGATTTTCACAATATAGTTAAGCAAACAGGCAAAAAGAAACGGCAGGATTGTGTATCCTGCCGTAACTGTCATTTCATATAAACTTTTTTATCAGCTTCTCTGCATCTTCTTTGCCAATAGGAGATATAGAGCTTACGCCACCATCCCATTTGACATACTGTGCAACAAAGTATCTTCCGTCAATGTCTCGGTACAGCTCGTAGAAAATTTCTTCGTTCTCATCGCTGTGACAAATTGCATCAGCCTTGTAGGTATCGTACTTAACACCGTTTACCATAAGCTGCAATCTTTTGCCTACACCTTTGCGTCTGGTCTTTATCTCTTCGCTGGTATCGTTTACGACTATCTTGATGTCAAAGCCGAGAATTTCAACAATTTTTCGGAACTCTTCCGCTGTCAGCGTGTTCCGCCTGAACTTATTGCTTATGCTCTGCTGTGTCCATCCCATTTTGTCGGCTACATCTTTCTGCTGCAAGGAGCTTCGCTCAATTAAGTCTTTGCAGATTTCAGCAGCTGTCATATCCACACCTCCTATGTTTATCTCATAAGAAGCATAGCATAACTGTTTATTCTTGTCAATATTTTTCTCTGTACACCCCATTGTTTATTCCTCCAATGCTTTTTCTGCTTTTTCCTTAGTGGAAAAATAATAACCACTTTTGTCAATTTGTTCAATTTCGCGAATACTTAAATCCTTAATAGACTTTGACATTATCATTGCGTATTTCGTGTTTTTATCACAGATAAAATAAACTCTCTCGCAGGGTAAATGCACCAATTCAGAACGGGCAGTAAAATTTACGCATCCAACACGTCCATAATCTTCTTCGTCAAATTCAAAGCCATAATTTTCATATTCATTTGTCAATTCATCATAGACATCTCTACACGCTTCATAATGCAGACAATTTTTACAAGTCATTCTGTATCACTCCAATCTAACGCTTGTCCGCAGTATCGGCAATAAGGGCTTGACCCAACTAATGTTTTGCAAGTCGGGCACACTATTTCATTCCTTACCTCAACTGGCTTTTTCGGTATCTGCTTTTCGACAGCATCCTTAGCTTTTTCAAGCCAATCAACATCATAAGAAGTCAATTCGTATTCAAAACTTTCATCGTAACGCACGGTCGAACTGAGGACATCTTCGATGCAGGCTAAAGCGTCTTTATCTGTCATTTTTACACCTCCAATTGCCTCATACTCTTTAATCGTTATCTACCTCTTCCTTAAATTTACGATATATTTCCGAACATTTCGGACATAGATGCTCCTTACCTAATCGAGTCCAGTCTTTTGGTAAAGTTTTAAAACAAAACCCAAAGCCAAACTCTGTTTCTTCACGAGCTATAACGCTACAATGGTCACAGATATAAATTGTTTCACGTTTTCTCATCTGTTTTCTCCCTCAAAGTCCATATTTCGCCCTGCTTATCAATAACATCATAGTTATCATAAACTTCGTTGATTGATACATCGTCATCAATGGTGCATTGTATAGCATCTACTTTTGAAAAACGAATATCGGCTATAAAAAATATGAGCGCAATAGCAAATACCCCGCACCACCACACGCCCAGCACGTCTTTCTTATCAAACTCATCAGATTTAATATAAATTATAATAAGTGCAACAAGTAGTAAGCCAATAAGCACCCCTAACCACGGAATAGGATTAAAATCACTAACAGTAACATTATTCAATATAGTAATACCGTCAATCATTTTTCGTTCTCACCGCTTTCAAAGATTTTTTCAAGTACTTTCGATATTTTCTGCTATATTTTCGTAAAATCAGTTCAAGCATTACACAATTTGTTTGCTCAACCGACTCCGGTACCGTAGTTAAATATTCAAAATGTTCTTTATCATCGATTAAAGTTTTGAATATTAAATCAAGAGCGAATTGAGCATCAATAGGTGGGTTACCAAGAAAATTCTCTTCATGACTGTACCATTCGTCAACTTTTCTAATATAGCCCTCAAAGGATATATCGTCATTCCAATCCATAACTTTTGCCTCCTTATTCCTTTACTGCTCCGCAAAGTTCGGCTAACTTATTCATAAATGCGTCAGCCCTTATTTAGTCATATTTACTTATAAAACTTACCAATTGTTATTGAATATCTATAAAAATTAACAAAGATATAAGTTTCATCTTCATAGTGTGATAAGCAAACACCAAAAGACCACATTCCTCTATCATTTTTTGTAATATCAATACCAAACTTTAATTTTTCTTCATTCATCACTCTCCCCCCCCAACATTTCTTTTACAAGGCTGTCGAGATTATCAAAAAAGCCATTAGAGCCGCCTAAATACCAAACAGGGTTGTCATAGTGTTTTCTCAGTGCCTCAGCAAAGACTCTGTATGCTTCGGCTTTAAGTTTATCCTTTGCTTCGTTGTATAAGTCGGCATAATGCTGTTTTGTCTTTTCTGCAAGCATATCCCATTGACGAAATTTTTCATCGTTAGCTGATTTCAACCTCTCAATTTCTGCCTTTTGGCGTTTGATAAGGTTAAGAGTCGCAGTATAGTCTATTCCTTTACATTCTTGCTCATCATCATTCCAACACGGGCAATCATAACAAGGAATTGAACCGTTTTGTTGAGTGCATAAATCTAACGCTTCTATAATTTCTTCATCAGTAAATTTTTTATCGGTCATTCCTCATCTTTCCTTTCTCCATAGCTGCAAAAATCGTCTGCGCACATATAAAACATATTCGTTCTGCATTTAATATCGCGTGTGCAATATTGGTCTACATAGTACTTGCAATCTTTACAACGCACAACAGGAACCACATCAGCCGTAGGAGTATCATCTATCAATCTGTTCAGCCACCCTCTTATTGCAGGGTTATTGACTCTCTTACAAATATTTTCTTTTAATTCATCTACATCAATATATCTGCTCATTCTTCTACCTCGTTTTCATCTTCTGACAAAACAGGTTCTGTGTATTTGTTTATTTCAAAGCCCTCATCTATCCAGTATTGCAGCCTTTCAAGGGTGTATTGTGAAAAATCTATACGGTCAATGTGCTCCATTGAGGTGCAAATCATTTTCCCGATTATTCGATAAATGTTATCGGTTTCTACTTCATACACTCGCAGCCCAGACAACGCATACCTCACTTTGAGAAGATATTTTTTCATTCTTTTGCCTCCGCATATCGAAAAGCTATTATAATAGCCTCTATTTCGCCTATAATCGGATGATTGAGCCACTTATAAAAAGTGATGTTCATTTTTGCCAGTCTTCCAAACACGCATTTGTATGCTTCTTTATTGTTCCTTAGCACCCACATAATCTTCAAAGGGTCTTTCCTTAATTCTTTTTCAATCTTCTTATACTCCTCTTCTGTTTGAAATTTTTCTTCTACAATTACACTACGGTACGGTCGGAACATCTGATTAACAACAAAATCTTCAATATTGTAGACAATCATTTCTTTATCATCCTTACTTTCCAGTGCTTCCAAAGCCGCCATCGCCACGCTCGGTGTCTTCCAAGCTGTCCGTCAGCTCAACCTCTGCAAGAATAACGGGCAATATGACGAGCTGAGATATTTTATCTCCAGCCTTTACTTCATAATCGGTATCGCTGTTGTTGTAGAGCTTTACTCTGATACTTCCCGTGTAGCCGCAGTCAATCACACCTTCGCTGGTTATGCCGTGCTTCACATTCAAGCCACTTTTGCTCTTTATAAAGCCAGTAGCACCATACGGTATTTCGATATGGACTCCTATGTCAAACACGCAGCTTCCTCTGGATTTGACTACCGCATCATCTCGTGCGTACAGGTCAAGACCTGCATCTCCGCTATGTGCTCGTGTCGGCATCTTTGCCCCTTTTTCAAGAACTACTTTCATCTTCATCTTTTTCTCCTTTTCTGCGAACATAGAAACCTGTTCGGTATTTGACTTTTCTTTTGACTTTCTCGGCTGATACTGTCTGCCAGTCTCTACATCTCCGAGTTCAGACAGAGCGAAATCATCGCAGTCTACTGCCTTATCAATTCTTTTGAGAACCTTTCCAGTTACCGTGCAGTAGTAACAATCTCCGAGTATGCAGAAGCTGCAATATCTGCAATACTTTTTGCCATTCATCACCTTGTCACCCTTTCGAGCATCTGTTCATACAAAGCCTTGTAAATATCTCTCTCGGTAGTCAAACGGACGACAACATCGTTGCTTTCCTTTGGCTGCTCAGGCTTTGGCTTTTCTTTATCAAGCTCTCCCTTTGGCTTTTCAAATTCGATGCCGAGGCTTATCAGTAAGGCTGCGTCTATCATTTTCATCTCATATTCAGAACAGGTCGCTATGAAGTCACCTACTCTTTGTGTGCTGACTGTATGTACCTGTTCGCAGAGGGCAATAGAACTCTTCTTAGCACTTCTTATGTCGATGTGTGTCGGCAGTTCCGTCTTGGGTTGAGTAGTAAGGTACACAACCTCCAAAGTGCTTGAATATTCGTTGTTTTTATCGTTAGAAACGATGATAGCAGGACGACCTGCCTGTTGTTCGCTGCCGTAGCTGTCACCAGCTCGTTCGATGTAAAAAATCTCTCCACGCTTGTAACTCATTCTTCATTCTCCTCATCAACGGCTTCAAACACGATGCCGTTGTTCTCAATGTCTTCGTCTGTATATCCGTTCGTTTTCAAAAAATCTCTGGCATCATTTTCATCATCGAAAACAATAGCAAGTCTGTTTTCATCGCAAACATATTCGTTGCCATTTATCGAGATACCGTTAATCGGTCTGCCTATCATTACACCTTTCATTGTTCCACCACCGCTTTTTGCACAATTATGTCGTAGCTGACATCCCAGTTTTCCTGATAACCGTTGAACATCGTAATATCAATGCACTCCTCATCTTCAAGCTCTTTAAGAAGCCTGCCAAAAGTCACTTCGCCGTATTCGGTGTCAACGATATATCCATCGTTTCGTCCGCACTCGACTCTTTCTAACGCCCACGCAGCAGCTTTGCCTATGCCGCCAAACGCTTTTACTTCGTTTACAGCTCCGCACTCAGAAGCAAGCTGGTGATTGTTTCCCTCATAGCAAAGAAAAACAGCTTTTTCTTCGCAAAATTCGCAGTAATCATCTCTCTGTTTCTGTATGAGCTCCTGCTTTTTATTGCACACAGCCAGAAATCTGTGTATGCAGTCTCTACAATTTTTCATTGTACGCCCTCCATTATTTCAATCTCAAAATACCCGTTTTCGTAAAAGTCTCCGACACTTGCCAATTCAGTCCAACTTTCGGCTTCGGCGGCAATTTCGTGCGGAAACATATCAATCAAAAAGTCATACACACTTCCGCTGTCGGCGAAGCTGTGACTTTCGCTGTTTAAGACCTCGCCGTTCTGATTTGTTGCAATCTCGCTTTTAAGCGTTACCTGTGCATAAACTCCTTTTGAAAAAGACTGTCGCATCATTACTTAACCTCTACTTTCCTGTTGTTCCATCCACTTTGGTCTACCGTCAATGCCCTGTTCGACACAATCGCCGTTCTTTACACAAGCATCACAGTTATATGTTCCATTTTCGCAGTTGTCAAAAGTGTATTTCCGAATGACAATATCCTTTCCGTCAATGAAAAATTCAATTGCGTCCATTTCTTTAATTTCAAGCTGACGGCGAAGCTCCTTCGGTATGCATACTCTACCTAAATCATCGACTCTTCTAATTATTCCTGTTGCTTTCATCCGAACACCACCTCTCCGAACAAAGCCATCTGTACTATGACATCTGCCGCTTCGCCGTCAATGCTCATTAAATCAAGACGAGCATCATCACCAAGCCAAGCATCATCACCAAGCCAATCGTTGCCGTAACCGTCTTTTATTGCAAGCTGGATGCCTTTTAAGAATTTGTCGAGGGTAAGAGTATACTCCTCATCGTCTTCACTATCGTACAATCGGAGTGAACCTCCTCTCGAAATCTGGTCGCTGGCGTACTCTCCGTAATATTCATCTTCAATAACCTCAGCGGAACTGCACCAATAATTGATGCCGCCCTCCAGAGCACACACCATTATGTCGTCAATATCCTCCTGCGTTACAATAACATCACGCTTCACTTCCACTTTGAACTTCCACTCCGTTTTTCTGTCGATGACATCCTCGTTTCCGAGGACTTCTCTTATAAGCCACCATTTTTTGATAAAACGCTCTTTATAGGCATCGGTATGCTGTTCAGCTTCTTTTCTGCACTCAAAATCTTCAAGGGCTTCCTCTGTGCCGCAGCTGCTGCAAACACAGATGTCTGCTCTGCGGCTGAGTGCATTTTCTCCGAGTTCTTCTTTGAACTTCATCTTTCCGCATCTCGGACACGGCAGAAGCGCTCCTGCTGTTTGAGCTTTGCTCCAATTCTTGATGATGTTTTCAAATTCGATTTTCAATTTTGTTACCTCCTATGTATGCTGCCCTGTCGGGCGGCTGTTGTTTATTCTTTGTCTTCTGCTGACTCGTCAATCTCAACGAGATGTGCCTGACGGCACAATTTAAGATGCTTTGATGAGAAAATACAAGCTGGGGCGACTCCGTAACTGTTGTAGGCACTGTTGTCGTTGATGTTGCCTATCGAACTGACACGGCGAACAAGGCTGCCGTAGCCGCTTAAACAGCTCCACGGGGTCAGCGTATACATCCCCTCTGGGTAGCATGGCACAATGGCTCTATACTTACGGAACTGGTCGCAAGACAGTATCGTTACATAGTCCTTACAAGTACCGTATGATTTATCGCCGTTATCTGCGATAAGGTCAGATGTCTGAGTTACAAGATGGTTCTTGTTGAGTTTATCGAGGAACTCATCGTTTAACACTCTGCGTAAAGACGACTCTTTCCAGTTGTTGTGGTCATCGACATCGAACGGAAGTTCCTGCCACACCTGTGCTGTGATTGCAAGGTAATTTCCGTCGATAATATCAAGGCAAATCCACTCGATACCCTCATAGGTGAAGTGCTCACCAACCATCAATTTTTCGTTTTCAAACATTTCAAATTACCTCCAGTTTTTCTATCATTTCGACCGCTGCGAAAAATCCGTCTGCTCCCATTGCTTGCAAAGCAGCTGGAGCGTTGACAAATACATTCTCTTTTCTGTTTAACCACTCTTCCAGAAATTCTACTGTGTACAACTTATGGTCGAGCTTGCGTATGATTTCTTTTTGCTTATCGGATATTTTCACTTTCAGATTACCTCCACTTCTCGTGTTATTGTGCCGCTTGTCCAAGCACTGCTGTATGTTCCGACTGTGCCGTACATATCGAGCAGTATATCTTCAATCCCTTTCAGGTACTTCTGATACAAGCCCATTTGCAATCCTACTTTTTCTTCGCCGCCGTATTCACCCTCTTTCATAATAAGTTCTATTGCCAGAGACCACTGGTTATCCTCGTAAACCACATAGAACAAACCGTTTTCAAGAATAGCTTTCCTATCTTCTGAAATCCATTTGTCTACAAGCTCAAAACTCGGAAACCGTGCTCTCATAAGCTCTGCAAAGTGCCAGTCAAAATTCACTCTATTGAAATAGCTTTCAGACTCATCGTACTTAAATTCAGTGTCACCGTACTCTACATCTTTGCTTAAACGGTATTCCTTATCACCGTGTTCATCCTCTCTGCTATAAACATCGAGGAAACCATTGTCAACATAGTACAGACCCTCGCACTTGCCAAACACGCACACATTACCTGCACCCATACATTCATCCTCCTTTCAATGAACCCAACTCAAAACTTCTTTGTATTGACATCTGTCAGAAACACTTAAACGCTCATCCTCAACCATACAGCTGATGCTCTTGCCTAAGCTGTACCAGCCAACCGCTTCTCTGTGATTGAGGGTTATCTCACCAGTTTCTTTATCCATATAAACTACTTCTTTCATCATTGTTATTCCTAAGCGCTGATGGCATCTTCGATTGCTTGATAGACTTCATCGAGGCTATCAAGTGCGTCCTGCATACAGTTGCTGGCTTCCTCAGAACGCTCGTACATTTCACTTCCGTCAATCATATTTTCACGAGTTTCATCTTCCTCACTCATAAGCTGTTCAACTTCAGCTTGGAGTTCCTCAACTTTTGTTTGCAACTCTTCTAAAACTTTTCTTCTCGCTTTGTTCATTACTCATTCTCCTCCACATAATAATCATCAGGCTCTTCGTACTGTTCATCTACTTCACAGGGAGCATATCCATCATTGTATTGATAATGGCAAATTTTAACTTTCGTGTCGTCATCTCTCCAGTAATAAGCGCAATCTTCGCATTTCATAATCTTTTCCCCTTTACCAAGTTCTCGCAAGTCCTGCTGCTATCGTCCGTCTGATGCCTATGCTTCCGAACTCCGAGCAGTCTGGCATATCACGATTTATGACATAGGCTATTGTTTCATTGTTTCTCAACATTTCTCTGTCATCAGCCCATTCGTCTTTGTGGTCGCTGACATACAAATATGCATCCATCTTGCCGATGCTCGTGTACGCTCTGACGATGCAGTAGACAAGAGCGTTGTGTTCTTGCTCCCACTGCTTCATTTCATTGAGCTCTTCGCCCTCAACCCAGAAGAACGCTCCGACTGGCGGTTCACTGATACTCACGAGGTCTTCCTGCTCAAACTGCTTAATCGTTTCTGAAAAAACGCCAAGTCTTTTCATTCTGCCAAGTGTTTCAATTTTCTTTTCTTCTCTGCTGATTTTCATAACATTTTGCCTCCATTTATTACTGCTTAGTAAGTTTTATCGAGCCGTAATCGTAGCAGCCGTTCTCCGTGACTGTCAAGCTTTTATTGAAAAGTTTTCTCAATTTTTTTGATTGTTCACAAATGAGTGTATCTGAGGGCGGCTTTCCGACACTGTTGCATCGGCTACCGCACCTCAGACGCCTTATGTACTGTCAGTCTACTTCGATTTCAAGGAACTCTGTGTCAACGTCTTCACGGTACAGTCGGTTAAATTCAACATCTGTCATATCCATTACAACAGGCGTAAAGCACTGAACCTTATCAACTTCTTTGATTTCACCAAAATCTTCGAGGAATGATACAGCTGCTTCTTTGCTGTTTTCAGACACAACAACATACACATCATCTCTGTCATTGTTGTACACACGCCAAATCATATTGCTGTAACATCTGGCATTGTTCGTGATGACGAGAAACGCCTTTGCGTATTTTTCAATTTCGCTTGGAAGTTCAACCTTAATTCTGTACCCAATTTTCTTTTCAAGTTCAATTCTCATAATCTTTGCTCCTTTGATTTTTTTGCAAGGCAAGGAATGGCAGACAGGTTGACAAATTATATGTAAGTGGTATAATTATCTTTGCTTTGAATTGAGGTTGAGATTGTCAACTGACTCTAACAGGTCTTTGGCTGTCTCAATCTCTTTTTCTGTTTCATCAGAACTTTTGATTGAGAACTCATTGCTGCTGAGGCTGACACTGACTTCTTCTACCGTAGTAGTCGTAGTCTTTCTCCTGATAATCATTTGGCTCACCTCCCTTACTGAGAACTTTCCTCCTTTCTTTCTGAGGTGCTGTCTGCCATACGGAAGCCTTACGATTTGGTAATTTATTTTCCGTGATTATATTCTAACTTACTTATCGGTAAGCAGTCAAGCATTTTCGTGAAGTTTTTTGAAATATTTTTTCAAGTTTACAATTTAGTTAAATTTTTGCATCCGAACGCAAATACTTTTATTACTTATGAGTAATTTTCTTTTCTTTTTGTTTATATTCTTTTTGTTTATATTATATTGCGAAAGATTTTCCAGCTTTTGTCCGAGGACAGTCTGCGTGACTCACGGGAATAGGTCAGCTTCTTCTGTTTAAGTTCTTAAAATTCTTTTTGAGACACTTTGGATTTGGATATGTATTTATAGGCGAGTGTCATCAAAATGCTTCTGAGACGCTTTTTGTCAAATGCCAACCCTTTTGAACCGTTCTTGGTTGTTCATAATGCTTAATCTTCTAAAAACAAAAAAAAGACCCTCACCAAAGGATTTCTCCAATGATGAGGGTCTCTCTTATTTTGCCTTATTCTTCTTTACTTTCGGTGCTGAGTTCAGGCAATCCAGCAACCGATGTGAGCAATGACAGGATGCCAGCGAGGAGGGAAGCGCTGCCTACAATTACCCAGTTGACATCACCCATAACAGCACTTGTGCCAATGGTGGCTACTGCTGTCTGAGCAACAGTCTTAACTGCTCTGACACCTGCGGCTTTGAGCCATTTCTTGATGTTTTCTTTCATTTTCGTTACCTCCTTTCTATACTTATCTGTTAGCAGGGATTTTGATTTTTTGCCCAACATTGATGAAGTTCGGGTTTGCGATGCCGTTGTACGCTGCGAGTTTCTGGTAAGTCGTGCCGAACTTACTGGCGATGCCCGAGAGCGTGTCGCCTTTTACAACAACATAGACCGTATCAGCAGCTGCCGATGGGGAAGAGGTGCTAACAATGGTGAGATACTTAACATTGATAGGGCTGCAAATGGCGTTCTTGCCATCCGAGCTTTTATCAATAACAGCTCTGTCGCCAGATACCTCTTTTACAATCCACTGCTTTGCGATTACCCAGTCAGGAACATCTGCGCCTCCGTAATAGACAGCGTTCTTAGATATGGCTACAACATCGTTTGCTTTGATTGCTGTGCTTGAAGCAGGAGACTGCGAAGCGGATGCTGTGCTATCTGCCTTTATAACACTCAGGTACTTGGTGTTAATAGGACTGCATATAGCATTTGCTCCATCGGCACTTTTGTCGATTACAGCCCTGTCTCCGCTGCACTCTTTGACTATCCATTGCTTCGCTACAACCCAGTCAGGTACGGTAGCACCGTTGTAGTAAACGGCGTTCTTGGCAATGCTGACAACATCTCCGCTGCTAAAAGCTGGCTTTGTGGTAGCTTCGGGCTGCGTGGGCGCGGTCGGTTTCTGGTCTGCACTCGCAAAGCCGTTAAGATTGTTACTACGGATGATGCTCGGATAATCTTTGTATGCGACATCTGTGTCAACATTTCCGTTGATACCGTTTACGCTCCCTTTTGACGAGGACTGCCACATTCCAAACGCACCAGTATAAGTAGGATTTGCAGACCACTGTGCAAGCCAATGGTCGAAGCGTGTCAATCTGCCGTCATCGAGATAGTTTCTTAGCCAGTTCAAATTAGCATACAGCGAGCAGTAGAAACCAGCTTTTTCAATCGCATCTCCAAAAACAATCACCATATCCGTGAGCACTGTTTTTCCGAGACCAGCTTGAGACTTATCCTCTATGTCAAAAGCAACTGGGTATGTGAACACGCCTTTGTACTTGTTGAGGACACCGATTACATACTCAGCTTCTTTCTTCGCCGCTTCGACCGACAGAGCATAGGAGTAAAAATAACATCCAATATCAACACCAGCGGCAATAGCATTTGCCACATTCTTCTCGAAGTAGCCGTCAGTTCCGCAGGAATTGCCGTCAGCTGAACCATATCCGAGTCTTATCATAGCAAAATCAACACCAGCGGCTTTAACCTTGCCCCAGTCGATGTCGCCCTGCCACTTTGATACATCAATACCTCTGACCGTTTCACTCTCCTGTTTTACCCGTTCTCCGTTATTGTCGCTTGTCTTTTCGTATGAAACATACGGTAGCTTGCCGTGCTTTGTCCAGTCTCTTCTGTTGTAACCGCTTTTTGAACAGTTGCAAGCAGTAATCTGAACGCAGTTTTTCCACTTCGGAGTACACTCTACGGCGAGACCGTCTCCGATATATACGCCAATATGCCCCTCCATCCAAACAGCTTCGCCAACCTCTATCTTTGAGAAGTCAGTCGAAACACCGCTGCACACTTTTATCATAGAGTCTGCTCCGATGTCAGGTACACCATTGCTCGCATACGATGCGCCGCCGTACACCTTGCTTGCATCTCCGTTCCAGCCCCACAATATGCCTTTTATAAGGCACACACAGTCGAAGCCGAATGTGTCGGAGCTTGCCGACTTAATCATAGCAGTTCGTGCGGCGTTCTTGTTGTAGTCGTAGTTGTTGCAGTATCTTTTTTTGTTGCTGTCTGTCATAGGAGCACCGAAGCATCCCATAATATACAAAGTTTTGTAGTTTTGAGCTACATCTTTGAGTTTTTTCGCAAACTCAATGTTTGTCATAACAGTTGACATCTTAATACCTCCTTATTTCTTAGGAATTACAAGCATTTTGCCTATACGTAAAATGTCGGTAACGAGATTATTCGCTCTGCGAATTTCACTCGCTCTGCTTGTCTTGCCGAGATACTTCTGGGCGATGCTGTACACAGTATCACCTTTGACGACAGTGTGCGTAATGACTTTTTCTGTCTTTTCTTCGGCAACTTTACTTTCTGCTTTCTTTTTTTCGTTCATACAAATTACCTCCTTTACTTCGTTGCACTTACTGTGGCATTGCAGGAACAATCGGCAGTTCGTGTACGGCTTCCATAAGATTAGACAGATAACCGTCTCCGTCAAGCTCATCGTGATATATCGTGTGCATACGAACAAGGTCTTCGAGGTCGTTTGTCGCAATATGTCCTCTGTTGATGTGTGATTTGCATAAATACTTGATGCGGTCATACATCAGCTGCTGAACGCCGTGCTTCAAAGCCTCCATTTTCTTGTTTTCTTTTTTCTTGCTTGCTTTGTTTTCACGATAAGCTGCAAAGCCGCAGCTTATAATTGTAGAAAGCACCCCACTGCCAAGAACGGCAATAACTATTGCTTCCATTTCGGTGTCGCCTCCTTTCCAAAAAGCGTTGTTAGACCTGTTATTAGCTCTTTGCCGTCCTGTGATGCCTTTTTATTTCTTATGTTGAGAAAAAATGTGCATACGAGCTTAAATGCGTTGTAGGACAAATTTGAGCGTTCAGCGGTACTACGGTCTTTTACAGCACTTGTTCTAATTTCGCATCGGCTTCTTCTTTGATAGCTGCTATACACTCGTTATCAAAGCCGATATTTGACTGCTCAATAACAATCGCCTGTTTTCTGATTATCTCTGCTTGAAGCTCAAACACATGGCAGAGAACATCCGTTTCTATTGCTGGGGTGTTCATCAGTCAGTTACCTCATCCCATCCATAAACGCTGGGTTGCCATACATTTGCATCAACAGTAGATACCCAGTGCTTGTTGTTGTACGAAACCTTGTCGCCTTTGGAATAAGCATCGTGTGCTCCGACAGGCTGAGCCCATTCTGGATATTCTACGGTTGGGTCTCCGATTTTTGACCAAAGCGAGGCTGCACTGTCAGGTGTCCAATCTTCTTGTGATGTGTGAGCCTGAACGCATTTGTATAACTGTCCGTTGTACTGCCTGATGTTTCCGACAGTGTAAGCAACACCAGACGCCCATTCTGCAAAGCAGTCGGTGTGCTCGGTTGCGGTCACTTCGTCAATAGAGCCATTCTCTGCGAGAGTGACAAACACAATAGAGTTGACTTCATCACCACTGATTTGCTTTGCTTTCACCGCTTCCATCTCTCTGCGTTGCTTTAGCAGAGCATCTTGACCTGTAATAAACTTAAACATTGTCGTTTACCTCCCATAATTCTTGAAAATTTCTACATATTTCGGACGAGTTTGTAAGTGTCACCTTTACTTGCGTGAGCTTTCCAGCTCGCTTGCCTTTGTGATAACCAAAAGCTTACCATTACCTCGTTTTGACCTTACTACTTACATAATTTCTCCTCAATTAGATGATGCAACAAGCTGGGACGGCAGCTACACTGTTGAGAGCACCGTAGTTGCCGATGCCGCCTGTCGGAAAGACACAGCGAACACCGCTGCCAGTACCGCTGGGCGAGCGCAGCCACCAATGCTTAGCAGTACCATTTTGATATTTAATACGATTGGTGTCTGCACCAGTTCCAGCTGCGCTTAAACCTGAATTGTTTGCGTAATACGGATAAGGCTCGCCATCGTTTACATTGTTTTCAAAACCTCCGTATATTTCGGAAGGAGAAAGCAGGAAAATCAATTCATCAACATCGTCATAACCTTCCCCGTCTGCAACGGTATTACGGGCTGTATGCTTTTTTACTTTTCCGATTGCTGACATAAATTCACTGTCCATACCTGTTAAGAAACCAGCTGAAGCGATAGTTGATGTCGGTCTGTCAAAAAAATTCTGCGGTTTCCACCAAGCGTTTGCCGCTTTGTTGCTGTTGAGCCATTGCCTGATGGGCGACTGAAGCCATCGGTTAGAGCCGTAACGGATTTTGTCGGAGTGGTTCATATTTTCGGTATTACCGTCGGCAGTACCAAGGTTTGTACCCTTGCTACCCTCGGTAACGCTTACGCTCTCAATAGCGGCAGAACTTGTAGCATTTTCGTATGTGCTTACCAAGACCGTGGATGCTTGCGTTTGATATGTCCACGGGAACATAATCTGTCCGCCTGACGGTACTGCCTTAGTGAGCGTAAACTGATATGTCTTACCGCCACCATAGGCTGTATCATAACCAGAAAGCAATGTGAAATTATAAGTTCCTGCGGCAAGACCATCAGGAGCGTAATATAACGCTTCGGGAGCATCGAACGGAGCATAGTAATAACAGTCGTGCGTCTGAATTGTCATACTGTGCTTAAACTGACTGTCAGCTGGAATATCGTGGTCGAAACCGATAACATCCCATACCAGCTGTTTTTCGCCTTTTGTACTGACGAATTGGTCTCCTATGGCAAAAACCTTTGAAGCAAGACCCAGCCGAACCACTTGCTGAACCGCACTCCACGAGTCAATTTTTATACCACCACCGTTACTTGCAATAGCTGCAAGAAGTAGGTTCTGATTGTCCATTTTTTCAGCAAAAGTTTCTTCCGACAAAAGATTTAATACATTTGACATTTTTAATATCCTCCTTAGATTTGTGCGTACTCGATGGCAGGTTTACCGCCGACAAGCCTGAATTTTGCAAGGTAATCAACATTGTTCGTTGTATCTTTGAACAGGATGCCGTCAATCTTCTCGCCAACAGCAGAGGCTGCCGCATTTGCCGCTGCCGTTGCCGCTTCCGCTGCTTGCACTGTTTCTTCGAGCGACTCCGCAATTTGCACAGTTGTGTTTTTTGCTGTTTCCGCTGAACTTTTTGCAGACTCTGCGGTATTGGCTGCGCTTTTAGCGGCTTCTGCATCATTTTTGACGGATGCAGCAGCTTCTGCACCTTTTGCTGCGCTTTCGGCAGTTTTATCAGCAAGCTGTTGAAAAATCAACAGTTCACTCTCGCTGGCAACATTGTTCCCAAGCGGTGCTTCTTGAACTTGCAAGAAAAAAGACGCTGTTGAAAGCACTTTGCCATCACTTCCGACAAGTGAGACATCGGCTTCTACAACACCTTTACAAGCCAACACTTGCTGAGTTAGCTCGACAGTTACCGTTCCGTCACTGTTAATCTGTGCTGCATTGCAAACAGATTTTTTATCAGGTTTTACTGCTCTAAACATTGCCGTTGTACCTGTTTCAATAGTAACAGGCTCTCCGTTTGCTGTCAGCGTAACTTTAAGGAAACGAGACTTGTCGTCAAACTGTTTTGCATCCACACACTGATGTTTGTTTATGGCATTAACATCAAGCACGATGCTTTTCGTGTATTGCGGCATAATTTTTCCTCCATTCTTAATTATTTATTTGACCAAGCTGTCCACGAGCCGTTGTCGTATGACCGCACATACAATGCGCAGCCATCTGCAAAAGCTGTAAACCTCTGTATCAAATACTCATCCGTTCCGACAACTACTTCTAAGATACCAGCTCCAGCTGGAGCGTTACTCGCTCCGCTTCCTGAGTAGTGATAATATCCGCCTCTTTTGTAGTTATTTAAATTGTCGGTTGCTTCTCCTACATAACCGAGCACAAGAGCACCGTTCATTTTGACATTTCCTACCACATCTACCGCCTCTTTTGGATTTGGATTGTTAATACCGACACGCGGAAAGTCATAAGTGGAGTTTCGCTTTCTTATAGCGATAATAGGCGTTCCTTGTGTAAGCACGAGATATAAGCTATAAGAACTATAAGAGCCAAGCTGGTCCTGTATCAAAATACGGAAGTCATAAGACTGGTTTTCGTCCAGTTCCATAAGCTCATCTGTACTAAATGAGAATGTCGTGCCGCTTTTTGTCGTGCTGTCAATCAGCGAGTTCCAATTACTCCAAGTGCTCTCGTCTGTCTTCTTGTAGTAATAGCCTACGAATGTCAAGCTGTTTGTATTGGTTTCGCCGTCTGCTTTGATTGCTGAGATACTGCCGTTAAAGCTCAACTGTATCAGCTTACCTACCTCATCTTTTCTTCGTAATCTGTATGCTGTCAGTTTAGGCGGTGAATAAGCAAGAACGGTAATCGTCTGCGTTACGGTAGTAGACCAGCCTCTGCTATCTGTGCAAGTAACAGTCATTTCTAAATTGCCACTCTTTGATAGCGTTCCGATGTCCAATGTGGTGGAAGTGCTCGTTTTTGCGACACCGCCTATACTTGCTGAATAACTGGCGATACTTGCTTCGTTTTTTGCAACTCCTGCCGTGCAGACAACTTCCAAATATGAATATGTTTGCAACAGTTTTGAGGCATCTCCGACAACGCTGGCAACCGAACTTCTTGTGTCGCTATATGTGAAGCCTGTAAAAGTCGGCGCTGAATTTGCTGCTGTTGTTGCAAATATGCAACTGCACGAGGATGTATAACCCACCTGCGTACTGTAATCAGACGAGCTATATGTCTTCAAGTACAGCGTACCATTAAGCGTTTTCTCTGTAATGTTTTGCAACAGCGTTATTCGCTGAGCTGCCGTTAAACTCACTGTTCGGTTTGCCTTACCAGCGGTTAGATTTCCAATATTCAACGAGATAATATCTTTCGAGCCATTGTTCAACACGAGCTTGTGATAAAACGACCCATCATACGAGGTAGCAGATATAACAATACTCACCGTTGTTGCATCTGCTGTAACCTGTGAAGCATTGTGCAGAACAGAACCGCCAAGCGTTTTGACTGTGGGTTTAGCAGAGTACCCGTCTACACCGTTGTACGATTTTCTTGCGCACGCTTGAACCGTATATGAAGTGTTAGGCGAAAGCCCTGTTACAGTTGTCTCCTTACTCGTTCCGCTTGACGAGTCAAAGTATACCCACGATGAACCTCCATCGAGGGAATACCACCACTTGTAAGCAGTAGCCGAGGAGGTAACTGTTATTTTGAAAGAATTAGCCGTTATATTTGAAACAATAACGCTTACGCTCGGGGCTGCGCGGTCAATATTACTCAAGGTCATATAGCCGCCGTGTTCTGTTACTGCTGATGTATAAATCGCAGTTGAAAAGCCAACTGATATACTTTTTGAGCCGTAGCTGTCGTGTGCAACCGTTATCGTACCGCTTGTAGAGCCTTTTGCAGCTGGAAATTCGTTTGTGTTCCACGCTGTACGGGCTTTATAGTAGACTTGCGTGCCATCAATTGTTACTGTTGTAGGACCCGTGGTATAATAATTAGACGAGCCGCCTAAACTTTGCAAAACCCAAGTAAGCGTTGATGTATTTTCCACAACATTCACGGACTCCGTGATAGTAAGTTGTAAATACCTGCCCTTATAAGAATTGCTTGTCCAAGTAGCCATATCGTCACCTCCTTAGTCGATTAAAGTAATGTTTGAACCTGACTCGCCACCGTTTTCAAATGGGATACATTTTAGGTCTCCGACACTCAGTTCGCCGTCAATCGTTGTCTTTTTCATCCTCGTCTCGTCCTTGTTCAAAGAGAAGACCTCAACATCGCTATTTCCAGTCGGATTGTAATAACCAGCAAACTCCCTGTTGTTTATCACGGTTTTTTCTGTCGAGTCGGAACGCCAAACCTCTATACCGTTCTTGTCAATTATTACGCCAGAAGTGTAAATTTCGTTCGGCGCAGGTGTCCAGCCTCTGACAACATTGCCCTCACATAGCATAATGTCAGCGATGTAAAGACCGCCATTCTTTGTAGACGCTTGAATTTCGATTGTGGGCGTCTGTATGTTTGTAATGGTGATAGAGTATTCTTCCCAGCCTGAAGTGTCTGAAGAGGTGAAAATAACCGCTTGATTTTCGCCGTTGTAAATAACTTTGATTTCAGATAAAAGTGTTGAGGTCTTTTTAACTTTCATACTCAGCGTATAAGACTTGCCTACGATAATGTTATCTACCGTTTGAGACAAAGTGGCATCAGCCGATGACAGATAAAAACACGAGTTTGATACCGTTCTGTTTTTTGTATCATCGCTGTGCTGAGCGATTACTGTGCCTGTGTATTCCCAGTCATCTGACAAGCCATTCAGACCGCTGGAGTTCTGTACATAATTGATGCCGCCCTGATACTCACTCGTAAAGCGAGCAGACAAGCCGTTCACGGTTTGCGATATATCTGTCAGCTCTTTCTCTATGACATCCAGTTCTCCTGTTCCATCATCGTTTGAGAGGTAGTTACTAATCTGTGTAAACAGAGACTGTACAAGCCCCTCTGCCGCCTTAAACGACTGCTCTAAAACATCGTTTGTATAACTCTGTGAAATCGAACCTGCTTGAATACTGTCTGCTTCTATAAGCGACCCTCTTATCACCATAGCATTTATAACATTCGTGATAAACTGGTCGTCAAAAGTCAATGCCGTTGTGTAGGGACCATCAATACCAGTTGACGACTTTCCAAAGCCGTTTATATTCCATCTCCACACAATCTTCGCTTTCGCTGGGTCTGGACTATCCATCATAAACATTTCAGAACCGTTGCTATACTGATAACTGCCAAAAGCACCAGTCAGCATAGCTGTAACCATCGTAATTCTCTGCGCGAAAGATGTATCAATTTTCTCAACGGTTTCATCAAACGACGATGACATACCAGACATTTTGCTTTGAATAGTCTCAGGCACACAAGACAGCGTAATCTTGTTGCGGTCAGTCTCGTCAGGATATTCCTTATACTCAACAATTTGATGCTCTACCTTGATGTGCCGTTCAATATCAATCAGCGTGATTTTTTTGTGCATCGAGAAATCAAGAAACGAATAGGCATCGTTTTGCTTTGCAAGGTCAATTACTGTACATTCATACGAGCGAACAGGGTATGACATCGTAGCAACCTTAGCCAACGCATCGGCATACAGATTTTCTGGGATAGTGTATCTTTCATCGCTCCAATATGCACAAACAACCTTATCTGAATAAGCCTTGTTCTCGACATAGGGAAGACCGTATCGCTTTCCGTCAACAACAGCCTCCTCGATAGACATACCATCTTTGCCGTAGGCATAAAGCCTCGTGGCAAAATCGGTAGTTTCGCCTTTGAAAGACAATGTTTTCAGGTTTAACTCACTTGTTAAATACTCTCCTGTCGGCTGCATTTTTGTTGGGTCAACAACAATCAGACGCTTTTCTCTTATTTTCCAAACAAAATACACTTTGTAAGTGTTCATACACTCGTAAATAACATCGTAATCTGTGCATAGGTCAAACTCTATGGTCCTACGAATAGACGATATGTCAGCACCCTCGATAGTCCAATCTTGCGGCAGATGACTTTCTAACACTTCCGTAAGAGATTTCGTCTCGCTTCTGTATGCTGAGTAAACTGTCGTTTTCAAAAAATCAAAGTTCAACTCACAGTCCATCTTGTCATCATCTATTTTTTTGATGAGCCAGTCGTTATCGTCTGTCAGCACTCGGCACTCCTCAAAGAGCTGTTGATATTGCTCGTGTCTTGTGTCTACACAGAAACTCATCTCGTCACAACCATCGAGCTTGTGCGTAATACTGAAATCCTCATACGCAGACAACGGTGTTTTCACACCGTTCGCATCAAAGAAAACAATCACGGTAGCACCTCCTTACAAGAATATCGGATAATAACTTATCTCGACAGTCGCATCGCCACTGATTGTGACATCGTTTTCGCCACATTCAAAGCACGGAAATTCAGTCATATCAGTATCTGCAAACTTGTTTGTTCCGTTTTGCATTACTGTCTTTTTAATGCCGTCAACAACAACCTCTCCTATGATGTTCTTTACGGTAATGCCGTTTACAGTCACTTCTGTTGTGCCTGAATTCGGCATAATTTTAATGATTGCAGATGACTTGTAGTTTCCATCAACATACAGTTTTCCGCTTTGCTTGAAATTTTCGGTTGTTAACGCCTTATGGCGAACTCCAGAAAAAGAAAACTTCGTCTGCATTATCCACGGTGCTTTTTCTTCTGGGTCTGACACCTTTTCAAACACGCAGGTGTAGTAAAAACCGTCAGATAAAAACAGCAACGCCTCTTTATGCAACTGCGCTGTCAAATTGGATATGTTAAGGCTGATTTCAGCCATTGAGTCTCCCTCAAAATCCAATGTTATTTCGACCGACCGCAAGCCAACTTTACCATCAAGCTGAATAGGGAAAATTGACGAGGGAGGAGACATATACCCGTTACCATACTCGCAAGCTCCGATGCTGTAACTCACCAGATGAGCCTTGAAAATATCGAGTGTTTGTCCGTTAATTTCAGTATCAAATAGCTTCATCACTTATCCTCCCACGCCAATTCTTTTTCTATATACGGTGTCAGCACTCTTGCCGACTTCTTGCCGTCAATATAGATGTTGTTTTCAACATACTGCGGCTTACTTCCGTCTTTTGTTTCCGTCTCCTGTGCATCTGTGTCATTGCTTTTCGTGTGCTCCGATGCGGCAGATGCACTCACAACAGTGCCTATTTCGCCAACTCGTGCGTTTACAACACCCTGAACATCGGCGACCAAATTGTCAAAGTCAACATTATCGGGGTCAAAGTCAACTTCTGGCTCATTAGTTTCAAAATCAACATCTGCTATTGCATCGGCAACATCCTGCGTAGCGTCAATAGCCGTCTGAGCCTCATCCGCGATACCTTCCGCAAGACCGAGCATCAAATTTTTACCGATGACATTCTCAAATAGCGTTGACGGCGAATGTATACCGAAAAAGTCTTTAATTCCGTCTACTATGCCGTTGAAGAAGCCTTTGATTTTGCCCCAAATCCAGTCCTTGACATTTTTAATACCATTCCATAATCCCTTAATGAGATTTGAGCCTACTTCCGCAAATTTAAAAGCTCCGTCATTAAAAGCGTCTACTAACGCTTTTATGATTTCTGGAACGGCTTTTACAAGCTGAACAATTATCTGCGGCAAAGCCTTTATCAAGGACACAAACAAATCTATGCCTGACTGAATGAGTAGCGGAATATTATCAAGCAACGCCAAAATGATGCTTGAAATGATTTCTGGCACAGCCGAAACCAACGCAATGATGATGTCGGGCAATGCTCCGATTAACGAGGTCAACAGGTCAATGCCGCACTGAATAATTAGCGGTATCGAGTCTATCAGAGCTTGAATAATGGAATTGATAATCTGCGGCAGTACAGCTACGATAGTGATTATAATTTGCGGCAGAGCCTTAACTAAGGAAACGAACAGGTCTATTCCGCACTCTATTAACAGCGGTATCATTCCTATGAGTGTACTGATGATAGACGCAATAATTACAGGCAATACATTGACTATTGCGTAGATTATATCTGGCAAAGCCTGTACCAGAGACACAAGAAGTTGAACACCGCAGTCTACTATAAGCGGTATCATATCAAGCAATGACGCCACAATGTTGTCTACTATACTCGGCAGAGCTAAAACAATCGTGTTGATGATAGTCGGAAGCTCTTGTACAAGCGAAGTAAACAGCGTGATGCCAGCTTCGATTATCTGAGGCAGAAGCTCCATTAAGCCATCACAGATGCTCTGCACAATAGTCGGCAACGTATCAAGAAGCGAAACAATGATGTCGGGCAATGCTTCCACTATTGCCATAACTATCGAAATGACCGCTTCAAGTAATATCGGAATTGCCTCTACAAGAGTATCTACTATGAGCTGCACAAGTTCAGGCAGATAATCTACAAGTGTCGTAATTAGCTCAGGCAGAGCCACAACAATCGCAAGAATGATACCAGATACGCACTCGATGAGCTTCGGCAAAGCTGATTTCAGACCCTCGATGAGCGTATTCAGTATCTTCGGAATTGCAGATACAAGTGTCGGCAAGGCTTGAACTATGCCATCGGCAAGCGCACCTAACAGCGTGATACCAGCTTCGATAAGCAACGGGATATACTCAGCTATTGCTGAACAGAAACCAACCAGTCCGGCTGCAATACTGTTTACAATACTTCCAGCGTTAGCAGATATTCCATCGCACAAGGCGATAACCAGCTCGCCGCCGAGCGCAACGAGGTCGGTCATTATGCTGAAAAAACCAGATATAAAAGTGTCTAAAAGGCTTGACGCCGCTTCGGCAATAGAACTTGCATTAGAAGTAAGACCACTCACAAGAGATGAAACAATAGAAACAGCTGCTTCAACAATAGTCGGTATATACGATACAATGTAATTGACAACCTCTGCGAGTACATTTCCGACTGAACTTACAAGACCATCAAAGCCTCCACTCTGAAACGCATCGCTTAACTGCTGAACAAGAGTTGTTGCAAATCCGACTGCTTCTGCAAGCGGTGTACGCATTTCATCGTAAACTGCTATACCGAGATTTTTCGCAGCATTTGATAGCAATGTTAATTTGCTTTCAAAAGTTTCGTATCTTTGTGATGCTTCTTTTGTGAGGGCAGTATTTTCTTCCCACGCTGTGCTTGCAATATCAAGAGACTCAGCCATCAGGTCGCTTGCACCTGCGGCACGAAGTAGAGCATCACGAACTACAACGGTGTCCATAGCAGATAGCTCAGTAATTTCTCCGAGTTCTGCTATTACACCGATAGCCGACTTTCCACTTTTCTCAGCATTGTTTAAGCCTGATAAGAATGCCATTAACGCTTTTGTGGCATCTTCTTGGAATGTCTTTTTGAACTGGTCTGATGTCATACCTGCAACGCCAGCGAGAGCATCTAAGGCATCGCCGCCTTGTTCACAAGCAAGTTGCATCATTGATAGCGTTCTCGACATTGCAGAGCCGCCAGCTTCAGCGGCAAGACCAACAGAAGACAACGCACCTGACAAAGCCATAATCTGACTTTCGGATAAACCAACCTGTTTTCCTGTACCAGCCAGCCTTAGAGCCATATCAACAATTTCGGACTCTGTTGTGGCGAGGTTGTTGCCGAGCGCAACAATAGTCGAACCAAGTCTATCAAAATCAGACTGCGACATTCCAGTGATATTTGCGAGCCTTGCAAGCGAGGTGGCAGCATCGTCTGCTGTCATATTAGTGGCAACACCGAGGTTTACCATCGTCTCTGTAAAGCCGAGAATACTATCTGTTTTAATTCCGAGCTGTCCTGCTGCTTCTGCAACAGAAGCTATGTCAGCAGCGGCAGACGGTATTGTTTCAGACATTTTAAGGATGCCACTTCTTAGTTGAGCAAGCTGCTCATCGGTAGCATTAACCGTTTTCTTAACGCCAGCAAAGGCGCTTTCAAACTCACTTCCGTATTTAATTACTGCTGCTCCACCAGCAACAAGAACGGCGCTAACCGCCGATATTGCTTTTGTTACCCCAGCAGTAACTGTACCAGCCATTTTTGCCAGACCAGTTTTTAGCCCACTCTGGTCGAGTTCGGTGTCAATAATAACAGAGCCGTCAGCCATATAAATCACCATCCTTTTTTGTGACTCACACGGCTCAACGGCTCAAAAGTGCAAATATATTCATACATAAACTGCGTAGCTGTTTATGTTAATAATCTATTATTCTATTTGTTTATTTTCTATTCTATTCTATTATATTCTATTGCGAAAGATTTTCCGTGGACTGTCACGCGGACAATCCACGGACTTTTCTTATGGTCGGTCATTTCTTAATGACCTGCTTGCCATCTTCGATAACAAGCTCGAACTCCTGCTTGCAGCCACGAGTGCATTTCAAAAATACTCCGTGACATTCGGCGGTGTTCTCGTAGATAGAGTGCTTTGCTCCGCAGTGAGGGCATACTATCCACATTCTCTCTGTCGATACACTTATCAACTTAACCACCTCCAAAAGCAGCTCCTGCTCTTGCAACCTTTTCTTCAAAGGTCAGGTTTTCTGGCAGGTCATAAATCCGTTTGAGCTTAGCTATTCGTTCTCGCTCTCTTTTGTTTTCGATGCTACTGAGGTCTGTTGCTCGATAACTCATCATCTCAACGATTTTGTTGTGACTTTCGAGACTTTTGAACAAAGCCTGAAATTTCCACCAATGAAGATACTCAATCTCATTAAGGTCAATCCTGTACTGCGTTAGGAAAGCACCGAAAATATACGGTGCATCAATCTCGTAATTGTATATCATCTTCGGTTTTAGCTCAACAAAGCCGTTTTTCCGTACTTGCTGTTTCTTTTTTTCAGGCTCGCCACAACGGTAAAAATTAAGAATAGCGTTGACTGCCCCCTTGTAATCGGTAGGTCTTTCCTCCGTAAAGAACAGGTCAATCATTTCTTCAACCTTATCACGGTTACTGAGTGTGCCGTCTGCGACCACCTTTTCAAAGATAATACAGGTGCGAAAATCACTGTCGATGAAGTAAACCTTGCCATTGACAACTGCGGTTTCTGGCAAGGTATCAAGCAAAATATTCTCTCTCATTTCTTCTTGTTAGCTGCTCTACGCTGCTGCCTGTTGGAATACTTGCCAAAAGTATTCTTTGCTCTCAAGATGTCATCCTTTTGTAAACGGACTACTTCGAGAAATGCTTCGTAGGCTGCATAGCAAATACTGATATTGTTCTTTTCAGTACAAACAGCATTGCCAGCACCATCTTCAAGAACTCTGTCAAAAAAGTCCTTTATGAGTTTACAGTGAGCACGGATGAGTTCCGAAGACTTGCCAATCTTAGAGATGGCAGCTTCCTCTTCTCTCATTTTCTCAACAGCATTTTCAAACTTTTCGGATGCGTCAGCGTCACGGACATCAAACTCATACTTGACTCCGTTGTACTGAAACATAGTGTTTACTTCTTGGCTCATTTGCTCATTTCTCCTTTCAAAGATTAGGCGTTAGCGGTAAATGTTTTTGTGCTTCTGTCAAAAATACCCTCAACGAGATCCGAAACAGCTTTCATTGTTCCAGTATAGATGAGGGCATCCGTGCCATCGCCTTTGCCATCAGGAATAATAGCGTAGGTTCTCTTGGTAGCAGCAAATTTTCCGTCAGTTGTTTCTTCCCAGCAGTTTACCGAAACAATCTCTCTGTGGGTAGCTGTGCCAATAAGCTCTTTGTCGGTTATTTCAATAATCTCCTCGACAACAGGCTCACCAGCAATACAATCGCAACTATAAGAGATGCTGGGAGAATAGCCGATAACATCGGTTTTTTCAGTCTTATAGTTTACATATTTTCTGGTATACTCTTTCGGGTTTTTTGCTTCGGGGAAAGTCGTAAAGCCCTCGCCGATAAGGTTGAATGTTTTGCTTTCGCCAGTGCCGCACTGCATATACGACTCCCACTGACAACGCAAAACCAAATCATTTGATGCAACATTGTTAGGCATAAATTATATCCTCCTTGCTTGATATTCAAGCGTGAATAACGCTTGATAGTCTTCTGTGCCGTCTTCGTATCTGGCGGCAATGGATGGGGTTGAAGTCGTCTCAATCTTTGTCGCTGTTCTGTTCTGGTCTATTTGAGGCAGGTGCGCATAAGCTCCTTTGTCATTTTTCTCTTGCAGCCAGTTTGCGAGCTCTTCAAGACAACCAACAGCGTCAAGTCTTGATGCCGTGTCCAGAGCGTTCACTCTAATATAGACGGCAAAATTCCAAACGCCGATATAAGAGCCATTGACATAGCTCTTTTTCTTTTCTGCGGCAGAAAGCTGTTGGAGCATTAAACTCGGAACTTCCTTGCCTAAGTCTTCAAGCAGAAAATTCACAGGTCTTTTCTGCCAAGTGTTGAGATGGTCTCTCATCACCTTAGCAATAAGAACGCCATCGTTTGTAAATATCCTCTGCATACATCAGTCTCCTTTAACGATTTTTCTTACTCCTGCAAGCCAAGCATCTTTCTTTGCGGCTTTAGCTTTTTCAAACCATTGAGCACACGCTTGCGGATGCTTGTCTTTGGAAAAGTTGAAACTTGTTCCGTAGTACATTGCTCTGGCATACGGTGCATTGTAAACAACCTGACCGCTGCCGATTACTGTACCGAGCACACCGCTGTTCATCAGGTTGCCAGTTCGCATCGGCACATAAGGAGCACTGTCTTTCAAAACCTCGTTATCAAGAAACTTCTGTGCGGCAGAGTATTTCGGGTTGAACCGTCCGACACAGCTCTGCGTATTGATAACCACCTTGTAGCCTTTAATCATCGTCCGTCCACCTCGTAATGCCACATTCTCCTGCTACCAGCTTTTTTATGGGAAAAGCCTGTAATTCTCAGCTCCAAGGAGCTTCCGACTTTTTTGAAGCGGTCTGTTCCTTTATCGCTGATAGTCCAATACTTGCTCTTGTCGTCAAGCGACTTCCACTGGTCGTAGGGCATAAAGCTCCGAGGTGCGCCGTCTTCCGATACGGCAACTGTCTTTTCATCGAAGATGTATAACCGTCCGCTGTCGTTTGCTTTCTTACCTTGCATATTCAGGTCAGCACCCTCGTTCGCAGGGCAATAGCAATGCAACAGCGTTGTTTCCTGATATTTGGCTACATCGTCAACCTCTCCGATATAGTTCATCAATACAGCTGTATCAATCAACATCCTGCGGCTTGCCATATTTACACCTCCGTTCAAAGGCTTCGGCATAGACCCATTTAGTCATCAAGCCAAGCCTTTTTAACGACATCACTGCCGGAGGCGAGATAGGAATACCGTTATAAGCCGTTACAGCCGTCTGAGCCGTCGTTCCAGCAGAAATGGAGTAATCGCCCAAGCTCTCACTATTGCCGCTTAAAGCTGCCTCAGAGAAGCCAAGTATGGCATCTACGCCACCTTGCTCGTAAAGCAACTCAACTTCATAGCAGACAGCTTTCTTAAAAACCGAATTTGCTTCGGCATCGCTGTCAGGCTTTCTGTTGCAAACATCGTAGATAATGTCGGAAGCAATATCGGCAAGTCGCTCAAACTCTTCCTGCGGTATCTCTCTGCCTCCAAACGACCCATTGTAAAAACTCTGGTCGATATAAGCCATAAGACACCTCCGTTATTCTTCTGCGTGGCTTCTCCTGATATGGGTCTTTAAGCTGGCTTCCTTGCTGTATTCCTTGCCACAATGAGGGCAGATGAAAGTCTGCTCAGCTGTTTCGTCAGCAGCCTGTTCAGGTTCTGTTTCCGCTTTCTCAGTATTGCCGTCAGTTGCAGCTGTTTCGTCAGCAGCCTGTTCAGGCGGTGCTTCGGGAGAAGTCTGCACATCGTCAGCCTCTCCCTCTGCTTTCCACCCGTCAGCACGATACCGAGGAATGAAACAGTCGAAAACAAACTTTTTCTGACCGTCTTTTTCCATTAGTATCATTGCAAGACCTCCTTAGCCAAGAGACACAATACGGGCAATCGGAATAGTCTTGTGAGCGATATATTCCTTGCCAGTAGCACCAGCGGTGTTTACAAGCTCCCAGTTCGTGCCAGTTTCAAGCTCAGCATCGGTAGGCGAAAGTTTCGCCATAGATGCCATTGTGAAGCTGATGCCAAACGGAGCAAAGCTCTTGCGCTGACGGCTGTAAAGAGTGTCCTGACCGCCGTTGGTCTTGGGGTCACGGTCAACTTCGTAAGGTACACGAGCACCGCAGTCGGTGTACTCAATAGCACCGTCACCGAGAATATAGGTCGTATATACGGTTTTGGCAGGAGTATCAACTTCGTAGTTGCTTACCTGAGTTCCGCTGGGGTTGGTGATAGGCGTGTAGGTAGTGCCACTCTTTGTGTAATAGGTCTTGCCAGCAACAGGACTGGTGTCAGTGCTCTGCTTGTAAGTTGCAGCAGTCTCTTCAACAGGCATAGTATCGTCAACGAGGACAGTACGACCGTTAAGAGTAGCGATGCCGATTTCTCTCTCCATACCCTGAGCATCTGTGTACTTCAAATAGGTCAAGAGTTTAAGGTTTTCAAGGTTGGTCGCAACGACAGAGTGCATAATGGCGAGGCTGAACGCACTTTTGTTGTCACCGCAAGCCTTTTGCATAGCGGTGTTCAGAGAAGTTGCGTCCATTTTGCCAGCAACACCCTCGCTGTTATTAACGGCGGTTATATCGTGAGTGTGAGCAGCTACAAAAGCAGCACCAGCAGTATCGGACATTTTGAATACGCCGTTGAGAATGTGAACGATAGTTGCTTGGTCTACTTCGTTCCAGTAGTCAGAAATCTGCTCTGCTACATTCTCGATAAAGTCCTGACCGCCAGTAATATCGTAGCTAAAATCATTCTCAGTCCAAGCGTTTGCACGACCGACAACGACACGGCTGTGGCGGAAAGACTTGGTGCTGCTTGCTTTGATGTCGGTAGAACCGTCATAGTTCTGCGGAGCAGAGCCATTGATAAGACCTTTCAAGGTTGTGGTGATATAGTTACCACCATCTTGGTCTGCCATAGCGGCAGCAAGGTCAGGTCGAGGACGGATAGCACGGCTCTTGATGAGCTCAGCTTTGTTCGGGTTCGGGATGCGCTCGATGTAGCCCTGAAAGACTTCACCGTTAAAAATTTTGTTGTCAAAGATAGATGCGTTAGGCATAATTCTTTACCTCCAGTTTTTAATCAAATTTTATTTCCGTATTCGGATTTTCATTTTTCTTCCTCATAAGCTCTGCAAGACTAACTTTAGGCTTAGGCTGAGGCTTCTGAGGGTTGGGGTCTGAGAACTGCGGTTTAGGCACAGGAGGTTCTGTGGCAGGAGGCGGTGTCGGCTCGGTGGGCTTTACAACGAAAGCTCCTTTGTAGTCGTCATCAGCCATAAGGCTGTCTATATACTCCTTAGCTCCAATGAACTTGCCGTCCTCATAAGGAAACTTCTTGCTGAGAAAAGCAGCTCTGATGCCATCTTTTGCAGCTTTAGATGAGAACTGATAACCGCCAAGAAACATATCAAGGCTGTGTGTCTGTTCCTGCTCTGCAAGCTGCTGACGAAGTGCGGCAGTGTCATCATTATATTTCTGTTCCCAATCGGTTACAGACTGTTTGATGCCATCCACATCCATATCCTTGTAGGACTGGATTGTTTGGTTTGCTGCTGTGAGCTGGTCTCGAACACCTGCGAGTTCGGTTTCCTTTGCGTCGAATTTTTCCTTTGACACATAGCCACCGTCTGCGAGGTTGACGAGCTTCAACTCTTTGTTGGCGGTCAACGCCTCAGCAAGCTGCTCATAAGTGAGAGCAACAGGTTGACCGTCTTCGGTTACTCCGAAAAGTTTTTTGAGAAATTCGTACATTGATTTTCCTCCGTTCGCTGATTTGATTTAATCGACTGTTCACTCAGTCATCTGCTATCTGGCGTTTATATCTCTGCCAGCAAGAGACATTTGAGGCAGTTTATATGCCGTACCACAGGGCAATCGTGGAATAGGCATCCACATCGCCAAAGAAAAAGACACCGCTATTTAGCGATGCCTCGTTCAATCTCTTTCAGCAGTAAAAAAACTGCCTGTTCATTAGTGTATCGGTCTCCATAGTAACGCTTAACTGTATGACCGTTCACTCTGAAAATAAATTGGTCTGTGTCATATCCTCCAGACTTTCTTCTAAGTAAAGCCACTCTGGGTGTTTTTCATATCATCAACCTCCTTTTTTGGCTTTCTTGTTCGCCCACACAGCTTTGCTGCTTACGCTGTGTCCGAAACCAGCAGTCCACTCACGCTCGTTTGTGCGTGTCCTGCCAGTCTCCTGCAAGAATTTTTTAAGAGCAGCCTCTCTATTCTTTAGCTTGACAGAAGACCTTTGAAACTGCTCGTATAGTTCATCGTGCAGAGCATCTGTTTTCGCTTCATCCATAGCTGCGTTTATCGTAACGCACTCTTTTTTGGCGTTGCGTACCTGTCGCTCGTAATACCTCTGCTTCTGACTTCGCTCATAATCAACAAGATTTGAGGAGCCAGAGTCTGCTGATGGGTCAGAACTGAAAGAGCGTGTTGACAGACCCTCAAAGTAAGGGTAAAAACTATGATAACAATTCCAGCCGCACAATCCTGCGCCTGTTCCATATCCTGTTGCATCGTAAAAGTTCGGATAACCGCTTCGCTTGCCTTTCAAGCAGAAAACACGACCTTGCCATAGAGCGTGTTCAGGTCTTGCTCCTGAATGGCTGCTCGTTTCAACCAACTCACATTCCATTTCGCTTGCTCTCGCAAGTTGTAACTTTGCCGTAGACTGATTGACACCAGTTGTAACGGCTCTTCTGACCGCCGACTCTATTCCTGTGTACGAGCCTGACGGATAAGCAACTTTTTCGATGCCTTTTGAAGCAATCTCTTTTACAGCGTTTTTTATCGCTGTATTTGGGCTAAACGCCCCAGAGATAATTTGTATATATGCTCTGTCTAAAACATTGTTAAAAGCTAAATTTGCAACTTTTCCAGTCGTTTTGGTGTAATTGCCGATAAGAGCAAGCGTTGTATCTGCTCCTTGTAATAACATAGCTTGTAAAGCAGGAGAATTTTCAATAGCAGAGGGCGTCAATCCAGCGGCGGTGTAAATAGCATCATCATAGGCAAGCGATTTTACGCCAGCTTCTTTCATCAGCCGTCTGATTTCTTTTGTAGACAAACCAGTGGCTTCTGCGAGGAGCTTATCAACATTCTTGCTGAGATAGCCAAACTCCTGTGCTTTTTTGAGCTGCCACTTTGCCGTGTCGGTCATATATCCTGTCTTGACAATTCTTCTTGCAATATCGGCTGCAATATCTTGCTCGACTTGGCTGTATATCTCGACAACACCGTCTGCCACAGAGACAATGTATGCAGGTGCAAGCATAGTCTTTTACCCGCCTTTCTTACTCGTCTTTCTGTGCGTTCGGGTCAGTTGGCGGTTCTTCAACACCATCCTCGCCGTCATCGCCGATAGGCTCTTTGTTAAAGCCCATTAAATCATCATCTGACATATCATCGACTTCGCCGAGCTTTTTCTTAGCTGTTGCCTCATCTTCGCCGTACCACTTCATACGGTATTCATAAGGCAACATTAAGCCCTGAGAAACTTCCTGCTGGTCTCTGATGCGTTCGGTTTCTGTATCAACAATAACGCTGTCATCCCATACATAGGTTGTTTCATATTTACCATCAGGCGCAAGGTCGTAGAGCGTAGCAAGGCAATACATAGCATAGGCAAGGTCGTCGAGAGCAGTCTGTAACGACTTCTGAATATCTGTTATGAGGGCATACGAGCGTTGCTTCATAATCTTGATTTCCGTAGCCGTTCTTGCTATTTCTGTCGGGTCTGAAAGTGTGCCTCTCGACAAACAACAAGCATCCTCAATCTGAATAAGTAACCTATTCAATCCAGTCATATAGTTTGCGTCTCGTAAGGCTGGAGACCACGCTTTCATAAGACTATCTCCACTTGCTGTTGCAGCATCAAGAGCGTTGGTGCGATACAGTCTTTCTTTACCCTCTGGCAAGACAGGCAATCCGTTAATGTGCTTGAACATTTCCTCGGCAGCATCAATCGCAAGTTCACCACCCTCATATTCCCACATCAGGCGCTGGAATTGCTTATCTGCTTCTCGGATGAGGCTGAACGCCCTGCTGTAAACAGACACGCCGAGAGGTGAACGCATATCAATCGTATTGCCAATCGGCATCTTAAAATAGGCAAACAGTGTGCTTTCCACATTCTTCATTACTACCTCTGGCTGAATTTCAGACCAATCTGGTACTTCTGTGAGGCTGCACTCTTTACCGAGAGCATCATCCATAGATGATACATACGCCTTGTTCGTAATCTTGTAGGTCGTGCCTATAAGTTCGTGCCGTTCAAGGCGACTGTAAACTTTTTTGCCTACCCACTGGCGATAGATAAAATAAGCTCCTGTAATCTTCTGGGCGTTACTGAACGCTATCGGATAAAAAGCGTTTGCCTGTACTATCTCGGTGACGATTTTGTCTCCGTTAATATAAGGCTTAAACACCAGACCTCCTCCAGCACAAGCGTACTCGGTATTCGGTCTAATATCCTTTCTGATTGTTTCAAACTGTTCGCTGATATAATCAGCCATCGGAGAACCTTTGATGTTTACCTCCATTTCGAGCGTAACAGCTCTCGCTATTTCGGATGCCACTATTGCAGGTATTCCGAGCGACTGGTGATTTTCAGCCAGCCACGGAGCGTTACCGCCAAACATTTCAAGCCACATATCAATGGCTTCCATCATCTTATCGGATGTAATGCTTTCGTTCTGGGCGACTTCTGATATGCTCTTCATAAAACTGCTGGAAAACATCTGCCTCCACCTCCTTACTATTTTCTTGAAATTTTCAAACGCCATTTTCACATCTCCTTACTCGTTAGCCAAAAATCTTGCTCCCTCACGCTCTATCGTGTACTCAAAAGCATTAAGCGTACCGATGTCGGTAGCTGTGCTTCTGGAGTCTTCTGACCGTTTTTCGCTCCAAACGGCAGTTGAAAAGGCTCTTGAAAGAGCCTCACAATCTTCTGTAAGGAACAGTCTATCCTGTGCCAGTAATCTTGTTGTCAATCTAATTCGATTGTTCACGCTGTCATTTGCAGCTGTCCTGACAGTGATAGGCACACGGTGCACTTCAACAGCTGACTTTATTGTCTTCAACAGGAAGACTTCCTTTGCATCGCAATAGGCATAATCGAGCTTGTTGTACTTCTGCTGTATCATAGTGGCGAACTCTACAAATTTCTTACCGAGTGCGTCCGTTTCGACCTCTCCATCATACTTTTCAGCTGCAAGAACAACAGCTCTTTTGTGTCCTGCAATAATGGCAGTAGCAACCAGCGAAGTTCCTTTTATGGAGCTTCCGATGCTTACGCCGATATTGACCTGAGCAATCTGCATCACTCTGACAGCTTCGTAAGGGATAATGATTGCCTCAGTCTTCTCAACAAAGATGCTGTAAATCTTGTTCTGCGAGAAGCAGGAAAGAACAACAGCATCGCCTCTGTCTGGCGACTTGATACCCCTGTCTTTCATCGCTTTCTTACTTTCCAACATAATCTTGCCAGTGCTTGTTATGCTGTATTTTCTGACGGAAAGCTGTGCAACAAGCTCTTCATCATTTGCGATGCTGACCTCTTTGTTTTCCATCAGCGTTTTCAGCGTTGCCCACATATAGGTCGATATATCCTGATAACGGTCTTCCGAGCCGTCCTGCGGAGGCTTACTGCCGAAGTTCACAGGCACTATTTCCAAACGCCTAAGCCGTTCTTCGATTTTGACTTCTTCAAGACGGTCTGTAACACCGCCGCCAAGACCTGTATCGTCAATGTTTACGGTAATAACGCCCTTGTAGTTCTGGTATTCCTTTATTAGCCGTTTGTACTGCATCACGATGTCACCTACGGTTGTCATAAGGCTCTGTCCGTGCCGCACAACAGGTATGTCAATCTTGCCACCAACATTTGTGGCGATTATCGTTTCATCGTCTCCGTATCGTGCTACATCGACACCCATCGTAATCTTGTAAATTTTCTCTGTGTCAATCTCATTAACAACCGTCTGCTCAATAAGAGGCAACGGCAGAAACACATCGTCTTCCTGAGCAGGAAAGTCGCCATAGACACGAACTTTGACTACATTGCTGTGCTCACCGTACTTTCTGATGAACGCCGCTATGTTTTCTTTGTTCGTTCTTGTGCTGTCAAGTGACGAAACTCTGTGGCACTTGTACATTCCTCTGTCTCGGTTATGACTGTCATAGAATGTGCCTGTTGTTCTCGTGGGGTTGGCACACATCAAGAGTTTGTTGTTCTTGCCTGACAGCGTAGCCAATATTGCTTCCATAATGTCATCTTCAACACCAGAAGCCTCGTCTACGATGATGAGCATATTTTCCTCGTGGAAGCCTTGCATATTTTCAGGCTCTGAAGCTGTCTTTGCAACCGCAAACCAGCGTTTCTCGTAGCCTTTCATATACACATAGGTTTTTGTCCAAGTAAGCAGCTCTTGTAGCAAAGGACTTTTCGACCTCCACTTTTCGACCTCAGACCATAGAATGTCATTCAGCTGTTGTCTTGTAGGTGCAGTGGCGATAACTTTCGGAAAGCGGAAACAGGATAAGAACCAGAGCAAAACAATCGCTTCAACGCTCGTCTTTCCAACACCGTGTCCTGACCTTACGGACACCTTTGTGTAACCTGCGATGTCCATAAGCACATTTCTTTGCCATTCGTCAGGGTTGTAGGAGCAAACCTCTTTTGCAAACAGAACAGGGTTTTTCTGGTACAATGGCAGACGCTGTTTGAAGAACTTACGCCTCTTCTGCTGTGCCGTCAGTGCCATCTTCGTTTTCCTCCTCTTCCATTGCTATATCAGGGATGCTGTTTACCCAGTCGTCAACTGCGTTGTTGCTGCCCTCTTGCTTACCAATCTCGTTATCAAAACGCTTTTGGTCGAGTTCTTGTTCGGGTGTTTCACCAGCGATTTTGACAATAAACTCCATCGCTCTTACATCACCTGTCATAGCTTGGGCAAAAGCTCTGGCGAACAATGCGACTCTGTTTGTGAAGTCTTCTTCGTCAACGGACATCAACCGCAGGTTCTTTTCCAAAGCCTCCGAACAGGGCAAATTCAGTATGAGTTGTGCTGCTTTTCTGGCATCTCTTTTCTTGCGTCTTGTGACGCCAGACTGGATGCCTCCGTTTCTGCCCCTCTTCTTTGCTTCTTCCTTGCTTCTGACAGGTTTCAGGTTTTCAGGAGCACCACCTTTTTTCGCCATTTCACCACCTTCCAATCTGAACTGTGTCATTAAATTCAAAATGACCGAGATAAGACAGCATAGGAGCGTCTTAACTCAGTCATTCTAATAAAGTTGTTGCCTTTAACAAAAGGCTGTTGTAGCTCATTTTAGAGCATTTGATGACTACTTACTAAAAATCGTCAAACAAGTTTTGCTGACTTGCTTCCGTGTCGTAGTCTCCGTTTTCAAGTGCTTTGAGGTCTTTTGCTGTCGGAACAGGATAGCCCCTGTCTTCGTCAATTTTACCGTAACCTCCACTTGGAGTTGTAGTTTCAAGGAACTTTGTCCACGGTTTATCATCGAACATTCCCTGACGCTTTTCTCCAACACCGCCACCAAGAGCAGCTTCTTCGGTTTCAATGAACTCCTGCACAGTCTTGCCTCGTCTCTTGCCCTCGTATGAGTGGCAGTCGCAGCAGTAGTCAGGAAGCACACCGTCAAACTTACAGTCATCAAGGTGCACATATTCATCTTGCTTCAAAATTCTCTCAGAGAGCATATAGTTGCAAGCAATGTAGCAAGCGTCTCTGTTCTTCTTGCAGTAGAGTAGAAGCGTCAAAGCTTTTGCTACAAAGAGCTTTTCTTTCTCGTAGCCTTTTCGCTTTGCGTTGAACTCGTCATCCGCTTGCTTCAATGCTACAATCTCTTTGGTGATAACTCCATAACAGTCTTCCGCTGAAATCATCAGCAGTCTTCTCCAAAGATATGCGTGGTAGTGTCCGAACATTTCGTTGGCGGCATAACCTGCAAGCTCAACATTTCCTCTGCGGATAGCTTTCTGCAAAAGGTTTGACATCTCGCTCAACTTGTGTCCGTTTTTTGTTACTAACTGGTTGTATGCCATCGTCATTCACCCCCTTTCGATTACCGTATCGTAATCGTATCAGGCTATTTCGCTGGCAGTCAAGCAATATTTGCTCTTGTTTACAGTTAGAAAACAAGTTATTTTTCGATAACTTCAATACCATACTGTTTGGCACACTCGTGCTCGATTTTGCAACCTCGTGCA